CAAGCCATATTAAAAAACCTAGTCTATAATGAGGACTATTTAAGAAAAGTATTACCATTTATTAAAGAAGATTATTTCTCTGACAGAACAGAGAGGACACTATTCAATGAGATTACACAATTCACGCAAACTTATAATAATGCGCCGGAGATTACAGCACTTAGTATTGCCGTCAAAGAAAAGAATAATCTCACAGATGAAGAAGTTCAGAAGTGTGAGGACTATCTCGAAGAAATGCGAAAAGATAGCAACTCAAAAACCGAGATTCAATGGATTGTTGACAAAACCGAGAAGTGGTGTCAAGAGAAAGCCATTTACAACGCAGTATTGGGGTCTATTTCTATTCTCGATGGCAAAGACAAAACAAAAGACAAGGGTTCGATTCCCAAAATATTATCGGATGCTCTAGCAATAAGCTTCGATACAACCGTAGGACATGATTACTTAGAGGACTCAGATGAACGATACGACTTTTATCACCGTAGGGAAGAAAGAATTCCCTTTGATTTGGACTGTTTTAACAAAATCACAAAAGGTGGACTCCCAGCGAAAACGCTTAATATTGCTTTGGCTGGCACGGGAGTTGGTAAATCTCTCTTTATGTGCCATGTGGCTGCAGGATGTATGGTACAAGGCAAAAATGTTTTGTACATCACCATGGAGATGGCTGAAGAAAAGATTGCTGAAAGAATAGACGCTAACCTTCTCAATGTAACACTAGATGATTTGATGGGTTTACCAAAAGATTTATATGATAAGAAAGTTGCTCGTGTTCGTGAGAAATCTACCGGTAAATTAATCATTAAAGAATATCCAACTGCTTCAGCTTCAACTATACACTTTAGAACACTACTCAATGAACTTAATCTTAAAAAGTCTTTTGTACCTGATATTATCTTTATTGATTATCTTAACATCTGTTGTTCTTCTCGTATTAAAGCAGGCGCAAATATTAACTCATACACATACGTCAAATCAATTGCAGAAGAACTTAGAGGTCTTGCTGTTGAGTATAATGTACCTATTGTTTCTGCCACACAGACCACTCGCTCAGGATTTACATCAAGCGATCCTGGTCTTGAAGATACCTCAGAATCATTTGGATTGCCAGCCACCGCAGACTTGATGTTTGCTTTGATTACAAGTGAAGATTTAGAAGCACTTGGTCAAATCATGGTCAAACAATTAAAGAATCGATATAATGACCCATCTTATTATAAAAGATTTACCATTGGCGTTGACCGTGCTAAAATGAAATTATATGATATTGAACAATCAGGTCAAATAGATATTGTTGATGCTGGTCACAAAGATAAACCATTAAACACTTTTGGTACTAAAGAGAAGAAATTTGAAGGCTTTAAAGTATGATATTAACTAGAGAAGATGCACTTCATTGTGCCAAAGTGTTTGATGATTATTTTAGTAATACGGCAAACATCGAACAATACATGAGAGAAGAAAAGATAAAATCGGTTGCTGAATTACCGATGTCTTTGTTTCCTCCTGAAGATGATTTGTTTTCTGATTTTTCTATGCACCCAAAAGATATGGATATAGAAGTGTGTGAAATACCAAATGATACTTGGGAAACATTACTTGCGATTACATCATCTCATGTCAATAAAGCACCAGTTGGAAGAAATATACAACTGGCAGTCAGAGAAAGAAACTCAGGAAAGATTCTAGGATTCATTCGGTTGGGTTCGCCTGTCATCTATATGAAACCAAGAAATGAAATGCTAGGACAGGTCTGGATTCAAAATGAGGATACTGCCAAACGATTTAATGAATCTACTATTATGGGTTTTGTAATTGTACCAAGTCAACCTTTTGGTTTCAATTATCTTGGCGGTAAATTACTAGCAGCCATTTGTACATCACATACTGTAAGAGAAATTGTAAATAAAAAATATAATACAAATATTTGTTTATTTGAAACTACCAGTTTATATGGTTCAACTAAAGCGGTATCTCAATATGATGGTATGAAACCTTTTATTCGTTATAAAGGGTTAACTGATTCTGATATGATACCAATGATTAATGGTAAAACATATACTGATTTGAAAGAATTTGTTGAGAGTAGAGTTGGTGGAGATATTCTAGGAACTGATGAATCAACTACAAGTAGAAAGCTAAGGACCTTTACCAAGATAGTAGCTATAACCAAAGCAGCACTTAAAGGGACTGATTAAGGATTGGCATTCAGCTTAACGATTGAGAACGCTAAGAAGTTGACAGAGAAAAAAAGATATTATGTGTCGGATTATGGTTTTAGTAACATCGTGGATGTGTTAGCATGTAGAACCGATAAGTTGGAGAAGGGTGAAAACTATGATAAACATGAATTGGTAAACATTGTCGAATGGTGGCGGAACAAAGCTATAAATAGATATGAAACTCTCAAATCAGAGGGTCGATTGAGAACAGAACTTGAAGTGTGGACTTCAGGTAAAGATATACAAATTATTAGGTGATTATATGAGTGCAACGGTGATTATACCAACTACTGGTTCGCCAGAGTTGAAAGATGCGATTGAATCTGTTTTGAATCAATCATACAAAGATACTATCTGTTATGTTGTGGTTGACGGAGAACAAGCATTAGAAAAAGCAATTGAAATAAAATGTAAATTTGATGATGATAGATTAGTGATGGCTACTTTACCAATCAATGTTGGTGCAAAAGGTTTTTATGGTCATCGTGTGTATGCGGCTTTCACACACTTAGTGAATACAGATTATGTCATGTACCTCGACCAAGACAACTGGTTATACCAATCTCATGTAGCAAAATGTATTGAAACAATCGAAACAAGAAATCTTGATTGGTGTTATTCTTTGCGTAAGATTCATAAGAAAGATGGTGAATTTGCCTGCTTTGATGATTGTGAATCATTAGGCAAATGGCAAACATATCATGGAATACATCACATAGATACTAATACATACTTCATTAAAACTTCAATAGCAACTAAAATAGCATCTGTGTGGCATGGTGGTTGGGGTCAAGATAGAGTATTTCTACAAGCAATAACTCAACACTTTCCTAAATGGGATTGTACAAATGAATACACGGTAAGTTATCGTGTTGATGGCGGTAAAGGTTCTGTTAGTGAAGAATTCTTTATCAATGGTAATGCAGTAATGAATGAACGATATGATGGAAAATTCCCATGGCGAACAAAGACTCTGACTTAGTAATAGGCTTTATTACAGGTTACAAATACGACCACAAAATTGCTCCTTGGGCTGAATCATTAATTGAGTCCGGTTTTACTGGAACAAAAATGATGGTCACTTATAACATTGATAAGTCTGTTATAGAAAAATTAGAAAGTAAAGGTTTCATAGTTATACCTTTAGAAGTTAATGGTCAATTCAATATTGTCAATATGAGATTTTTACATATGTGGCAGTATTTAAAAAATCTAAAAGATAAACCAAGATACATTATTTCTACTGATGTGGCAGATGTTGTCTTTCAATCTAATCCGTCTGATTGGTTAGAACAAAATATTGGTGATAAAAAACTTTGTGCTTCTGCTGAAAGTTTAAAGTATAAAGATGAATCATGGGGTATTCACAATATGTACAAATCTTTTGGTGATTTGGCTGCACAGTATATGGCAAACACACCAATTTATAATGCTGGTGTAACAGCAGGTACCTATGAAGAATATATAGATTTATGTTATAATGTTTATTTACTTTGTAATGGTGCTCCTCAGTTTGTTGAGGGTGGCGGTGGACCTGACCAGGCAGCTTTGAATCTACTACTCTCACTCAAACCTTATAAAGATATTACATTGTATACTAATCATGATGATGGTTGGGCTTGTCAATGTGGTACAACTGTAGACCCAACGAAGATTGATAAGTTTAGACCAAATCTATTGAGTCCAGAACCAGTATGGAAAGATGGAGTGATGTATAACAGTAAAGGTGATAAGTATGCTATTTTACACCAATACAACAGAGTACCAATGATTAATGATTATATAAGGAAAAAATATGAGCGAAGTTTTGACATTCAACACGACAACTGGTTTGTATACAGAACCAAATAGTCAACAAGTTAGCCAAGACCCTTGGCATCATTTACCTGCTGATGAGTGGGTTGAAAAACAAATAGAATGGGCTAATCAATCTGA